GTTTTGCAGGCAGAATCGAACAAAGTTTCTGCCCACCACCGAAGACAGGAGCGACCTTGACCACGTCGCGCCGTACCTGCCCTGCTTGCTCGCGCCGTTACGCCGGACTCATCGACCCCGACTGTGTCGTCTGCTGGGGAGTCGGCGTCGTCGGACTCGGCCCCGCAGCGCTCCACCGATGCGAACCGGCCGTCGTCGCTCGAGCCATCGAGCTCCACCTCGAGGCAGCGTCCCGCGCGGCCGCCGAGGATCTCCCGCTCGGCGACGCCCGGCGCGAGGCACTCGCCGCGGCTGTCGACGAGCTCAGAGTCGCCGGCGTCATCGCCGACCCGCTCGCTCACGGCGCGCCGGCCAACTCCCGCCCCGATGCACCCGAAGGTGCCGCGCGACGCGTCACCGACTCCGAGGCGTCCCGGCTGGCCTATCTCGTGGGCGCCCGCCCTCGCCCATGCGATCCGGCCAACCTCGACGCCGAGGCCATCGAGTACGGGCTCGACGACCGCCCGCTTGCCCGGTCCCTGCCCGTCGTGTCCGCCGGCGGGGCGCCGTCGTTCCTGGCAAAGGCAGCTGACCCGGCCGACCCGCTCGGCGACACCCGCCGGCAGGTCTACGCCCGCAACGCGACCGACCGCCGCGCCACCGTGATCGCTGCAGCTGTCGCCCGCGTACCCGCCATCCGCGCCCGCCGCGCCCGCTCGGCCGCCGGCCGGTTCGAGCTCGGGATCTCCTGATGGGCAAAGGTAAGCGCATCCCCACCGAGGACGAGCTCGAGCGCGAAAACGAGGCGCTCAAGCTGCGCCGGCAGGGATACACGTACGACCGGATCGCCGGCGAGCTCGGGTACGCGAACGCGACCGGCGCCCGCCGGCTCGTGAAACGCGCGATCGGGCGCGCAGTGCAGGACAACGTCGACGACCTCAGGCGCCTCGAAAACGACCGGCTCGACGAGATGCAAGCCGCGATCTACCCGGCCGCGACCGTGGGCGACACCGACGCGATCGACCGCGTGCTCAAGATCCAAGCGCGCCGAGCCGCGATGAATGGCCTTGACCTTCCCACCAAGATCGAGGCCAGTGGGCCCGCCGGCGGCGCCCTCGTGATCGAGGTACTGCCGTCGCTGCTCCCGAAGATGGCCGATCCCGAGGACCCGCCCACGCCGGCCGATGAGTGACCGGCGCCGGTGGCGGTATCCATACGCACCGGAGCCCCGGCAGATCGTCGCGCACGAGCTCGTCGCCGACGAGATGCTGTACGGCGGCGCGGCCGGCGGAGGTAAGAGCGAATTCCTGCTCGCCTCCGCCGTCACGCTCTGCCTGCTCGTGCCCGGCGCCCAAGTGCTCATCCTGCGCCGCACGTTCCCCGACCTCAACCGGTCATTGATCCCGCGGCTGCTCGAGCGGATCCCGCAGCCGGCCGTCGCCCGCTACAACCTGTCCGAGCACGTGTGGAAGTTCCGCAACGGCAGCCGCCTCGAGCTCGGATATCTGCAGTACGAAAACGACGTGCTGCAGTACCAGGGCGCCGAGTACCAGCTGATTTGTTTCGACGAGGCAACCCAATTCACCGAGTTTCAGTACACGTACCTGATCTCCCGCCTGCGCGCGGCCGGCGCAGTACGGGAAGCGCTCGAGCGGCTCGGTCTGCGCCCGCGCATCCTGGCATGCACCAACCCCGGCGGCCCCGGACACCATTGGGTCAAGGCGCGATTCATCGACCCGGCGCCGGCCGAGAAGGTGTGGAGACCCGACCCGTCGCTCGAGAACCCGCGGCCCGGTACCCGCGTGTTCATCCCGGCTCGGCTCACCGACAACCCGCACATCGACGCCGACTACATCAACAAACTGTCCGGGCTGTCGCCTATGCTGCGCCGCGCTCTCCGAGATGGCGACTGGGACGTGCTCGAGGGCGTCCGGTTCACCAGCTGGCGCCGAGCGATTCACGTGATCGAGCCCGAGGTGCTACCCATCCCGCTCGGCGGCGTGCCGCGCGCTGTCGGCGTCGACTACGGACTGTCCGCCCCGTTCGCCGCGTTGTGGGGTGCGCAGTTCCCCGATGGGCTGATCGTCGTGTACCGGGAGCTCTACGCGCCCGGGCTCACCCCGCGAGAGCAGGCGGCCGCGATCAAGGCGGCCGAGGCCGAGGGCGAGCGAGGGCCCGGCCGGCGGATCCCCGTGGCGCTCGACCCGTCGACCTGGGCCCGCCTCGCCCACAACACCAAGCACGTCGCGCCCGTCGACCCGGACGACCCGCCACCCGGATCCATCGCGCACGCCTACCGCCAGCAGCTGGGGCGCTCCGTCCACAAGGCCCGCAACAACCGGCTCGACGGCGCCGCGCTGCTCGACGACAAGCTGCAGGTGCGAAAGGACGGGCTACCCCGGATCCTCGTGTACTCGACATGCGTCAACCTGATCCGCACCCTGCCGGCTCTCCCCCGCGCCAAGACCAACCCCGAGGACGTCGACACCACGGCCGAGGATCACGCGTACGACGCGCTGCGATACCTGCTCATGGAGCTCGAGGGCAAGGGCGCCAAGCCCAAGAAGCCGGCGCCGCCGGTGACGCATGGCCTGCCCGAGGCAATCACCGGAACCCTTGCTACTGCAGGGTTTTAGACGTGGTCGAGCCCCGGCGTGTTCCGTCTGTTGGATCCCGTCAGGTGACGGCCGTCAAGGACAAACGGGCCAGGGCTCGAAACCGTAACAATCGCCCCTCAGGAGAAACGTTCGCACGGTCGCTAGCGATTGTCTCAGCGGCGGCCCCCGTCACGCGACCCATTGCTCGCGCTACCCCCACGAGTTAGGCTGACCACCTAACAACCGCGTGAGGGTTGACGGACCCCCACCACCAACCTCAGGAGCCTCACCATGCCTACGCACACCCCCGCGCCCATGGCGCACCCGGCAGTCGAGTCCCTCGTCATGCCGCTCGAGACCACCGTCGACGTCGTCGACCGGGCCCGCCGAGCTCGAGCTCTCGCCGAGATCCGCAAGGACGAGCTCACCCTGTATTGGCAGCTGCTCGGCGAGACCCACCAGCCGCGGCCGGCCCTCTGGCGCCTCATCGCGAACGACGAGGCGTACCAACTGCTGATCCTCGAAGCATTCGCCACGCCGGCCGAGCAAGCAAGCTTGCAAGCCTGATGGCAAGCAAGCGCAACGCGCCGCCCCGGATCCCGGCCGACGCCAAGCTCGTCGCCTGTCTCGACGGACCGCTCGTCAATCAGTGGTTCTACCTCGACGAGTGGCATGAGCGCAGGGCGACCGAGGAGCGGATGCACCACACGCCGGAGACCGGCGCCGCGCTCGGCTACGTGCCCGTACGGGGCGAGACCGTCCAGCACCCGCACCCGGAACTGCCGCACATCACCGCTCACGCTCTGGCGTACGCGCCCGACGTCGCCACCATGGCAAGCAAGCAAGCCAGCTAGCTTGCAAGCTTGACAGCGTTAGGCTGACCACCTAACGTTTCTGACTCAAGACCCCACCACCAAGGGAGCACCAACCGTGACGATTACCCCGACGCCGAGCACCCTCCGGTCGCACCGGTTCAAGGTCCGCATCCCCGGCGACCCGCACGACAACGAGTTCGGCAGCAGCCTCGGGACCACCGACGCCGGCATGCGGATCCTCGTTTTCGGCCCGACGTTCACCGTCTCCCAGTACGCCGAGGTCGACCTGTCCCGCGGATGCGGCTGCCCGGCCGTCGCCCACGACGACGACTGCCCGCGGCCGCTGTGGGCGTGCCCGCTGTGCGACTCGTACGACGACGTCGAGCTCAGCGTGACCCGCACGGTCACCGCGACCCCGCTGGGTCGCTGGAAAGACGCGCTCGTGATCTCCGACCTGCGCGTCGCCAAGGGACAGGACCAGCCGCGCTCGCTCCGCTGCCGCGGCTGCGACCACACGTACGACGTCCCCGCCGGGCTCGAGATCACCGGGCTCTAGCCAACGGTGTCCCGCCCGTCACGGGGCGGGCGGGACACCTTCCCCCTCCCACCGCACCACCCCCAACCGGCGCAGCGTGACGGCAACGCGCCACACACCTCAGGAGCGAACATCGTGAGCATTTACCCGGCACCCGAGACCGTCGAGGCAGACGTGCGCGAGCACCTGCGCGAATGGCACCCGATCGGCGACCTGATCCTCGCGCTGCAGTGGCTGCACGCCATCACCATCACCGAGGACACCGCCAAGGCGCTCGTCGACGCCGTCCAGACCATCGACGGCATCATCGCCGGCGACGTCGAGCCCGGCGAGTTCCTCGAGCTCGGCGAGCAGCTGTACGTGACCCCGTCCGTGTTCCTCGACGGCATCATCGAGCAGCGGCGCGAGACGATCGCCGAGCTCGTCGCCGCCAGCCGCGGAGCCATCATCCGCCAGCCGGCCACCGTCTAGCCCGATGACCTCTGACACGGACCGCGTCCCACCGGGGCGCGGTCCGTTTTCGGATGGTGGCGCCATGGCTTCCGAGATCCCTCCCGTCAACGAGTTCGAGATCGGCCACCCGGGCGGATTGCAACCGACCTGGCGTCCGGAACTGGGGCACGGCTGGGTAGCGGCCGCGTACGAGGAAGTGCCCGAGCTCCTGTTCCCGTGGTCGGTCGCCGTGTACGACCGGATGCGCCGCACCGATGGCCAGATCGGGAGCCTGCTCAACGCGATCAGCCTGCCGATTCTCGGCGCCGACTGGCACCTCGAGACCAAGGGCGTCCGGCCCGAGGTAGCCAACTTCATCCGCACCGAGCTCGGCATGCCGGAGCTCGGCGAGGCCCTGCTGCGCCGGCGTCGCCACGGGATCAACTGGCTCGAGCACCTCGAGATGGTGCTGCTCATGCTGCCGCTCGGATTCATGCCGTTCGAGCAGGTGTACGAAATCTCGCCGCCCGACGACGATCAGGACGGCATCGACCTGCCGCTCGTCAAGCACCTCCGCAAGCTCGCCCCGCGGCTGCCCCGGACGATTACCGAGGTCCGTGTGCAGCGCAACGGCGAGCTCGAGGGGATCGTGCAGGCCGCCATCGGTATCGACGCCGCCGGCGG